CTAAAAAAACTGAAGATGAAGGTAAACAAGATTGATAAAAAAATAATCACTGATTTAAATGAGGCTATTGCTTTTAATTTTGTCAGTTATTGTTTTTTTAAAGGTATTAAGATAAACACTTCCGAAGTGGGGTGTTTATCTTTATTATCTTTTTATAATGATGTTAATAGGGGTGATTTTTGTAGAATTTGTGTATCCCGGGGGTTATTTAAAAGCGAGCAATTAGCCCGGAATGTTGTATCTTCTTTAATGAAGAAAGGTTTGATTATTGGAAGTAAAAAAATATCTATAGGTATTGAGTGTCCTATTGATGGTAATTTATATTTAGATTTTAAAATTTTAGGAATTGAACCCAAAAAAAGCTAAGTCATTTAAAAATGGAATTGCAGAGGAGGTGGGAGTTCACCCTAATGTTGTGGAAGATTTTATAAATTTTTATTATAATGAATTAAGGAATATTCTTTCTAATTTAGAATCTATTAATGTTTACATAAATGGGTTGGGTACATTTTCTATTAGGAAGACAAGATTAGAGGGTAAAATAAAAAAATATAAAAGTTTTTTAGGAAACGAAAATAAAACCACGTATATTGGTTATAAGAAGACGGAGGAATTAAAGGAATATTTAAAAAAATTAGAGCGTATTTTAGCGGAGTATGAAATTTTAATGAAAGAAAAAAATGATTTTAGATAAATATTTAAATGCTTTTAAAAACAAGAAAAAAATTCTTGAAGGTATTAAAAATAAAATTTTTAAATACGAGCATGTTGAAGCTGAAGCTGCTATTAGGATGGCAACTTGTAAAGCTTGTTCATCTATAGATAATGAAGGCTCTCATTGTGTTGTTCCTTACACTAATCCTTGTTGTAAAGAATGCGGGTGTAGTTTAAGTTTAAAAGTTAGATCTTTATCTAGTGAATGTCCATTAGGACATTGGAAAGCTTTAATGGATGAATCTACTGAGTTAAAATTAATTAAACAATTAGATAATAATGATACAAATTAGTAAAGAAGAAATCAATTCTATTTCAAATGACTCTGATTTAGGAAAATATGTTAGAGAAAAATTAAATAAAGAATTAATAGTAATTACTACAAATATTCGCTCTGATGTTACTATACATGGTATAAATTATGTTTATGATTACGTTTAAAGAAGATGAGCATAAATATGAAGGTAATGGTATAAAATGGACAAGTGTAACTTCATTTATTGGGTTATTTAAAGAAAGTTTTGACCCTATTGCTGCTGCTGAAAAAGCAACGCAAAATAAAAAATCTAAATGGTTTAATATGTCTGTACAGGATATATTAAATGCTTGGGATTTAGAGAGAGATAGGAGTGTTACATTGGGAAATTGGTATCACAAACAAAGAGAGAGTGATATTGTTGGTTGTGATACAATAGAACGTGAGGGAGTTAATTTAATTATTAATCCTCCGGTTATTAAAGATGGTATTAAAATTTCATTAAATCAAAAATTAGAGGATGGAATATATCCTGAGCATATTGTTTATTTAGAGTCAATTGGTTTATGCGGGCAAGCCGATTTAGTGGAAGTCGTAAATGGAAAAATTAACATTACAGATTTTAAAACAAATAAAGAAATAAAAAAAACAAGTTTTGTTAAGAATGGTGTAAGTAAAAAAATGAAAGCTCCTTTATCTCATTTGGATGATTGCAATTTTAATCATTATAGTTTACAATTAAGTTTATATGCTTATATGATAAAAAAACACAATCCAAAATTAAAAATTGGAAAATTAACAATTCAACATGTTATATTTAAACAATTAGGGTTAGATAAATATGGTTATCCTGTTAATGATTATGTTAATGGTGAACCTATTGTTAAAGATGTGATTTTTAATGATGTTGTTTATTTAAATAATGAAATTGAAAATTTAATAATTTGGGCTAAAAATAATGGTTATAAAACTTTTTGATATACAAAATGGGGTTATTGTTCCTACTGAGCATTGCTATAGTTTAGAAACTTTAAAACTTATTATGGATAAATACCCTAATAGTTATTTGTCTATTTATAAGTATTTGTTTTATATGACATGTCCTAACCCAGATTTAAATCCATTTTTTAATGTGCCTGAACATGAAAAAGAAGATTTAATAATTAATGAAGTTGATTTTAATGAATCTTTAGATGATAGTGTTATTCAACAAGCTTTAATTTTTTGTGAAAAATTATATGAAACTCCCGCGTATAGAGCGTATAAAGGAATTAAATCAATGCTAGATAGATTAGCTAAATATATGGAAACAACAAATATTGAACATGGTAGAGATGGTAATATTAATTCGTTAGTTAATGCGGCTGCTAAATTTGAACAAATTAGACAGTCTTATAAAGGCGCTTTTAATGATATGAAAGAAGAGCAAGAAAGTCATGTAAGAGGCGGACAAGGATTAGCTTATGATCAACTCTAATGGCATATTTAAATCATAATTTACCTCTCACTCCTTGTTTTATAAGGAATGAATTTTTGTTTAATCATGAAAAAGGGTTTGGTGAATACACTGTAGCTAATTTACACTCTGTTTCTTCAATAGAGGGTATGGTACCTTTATTTGAAGCTTTTTTAGAAAATGGGGTGAATTGGACTCGTAGGCCAATACACGCTTTTTGTTGGAAAAAAGATGCGCAAATTTTACCTCTCACGGAACATGTTTATTGGGATAGTTTTAGCCCGTATATTGATGTTCAAGTAAGAGCAAGACTCTACCCATTAAGTGCGGAATTAATTTCCATTAGTGGAGTAAAAAGAAAAGGGGTGTATATGTTTACTTTAGATTGGTCGCATGAAAATAAAACAATGTTAGATACAAATTTTTCTGAAACGTATGAGCATAAGTGTGGGCATGTTTTTAAAATGGATAATGGTAATTATTTTATTTATCCTAATAACAGGATTATATGGATTGATAAAGCTTATACATTTAATAGGATTAATGCTAACCCAGGTTATAAAATTGATAAGAATTTGTATAGTGTTGATTCTGGCCGCGGTTATTTTACTGATGATAATTATATCACGGACTTTAAAAAAGATATATGATAAGATTTAAAACATCAATTAAAGAATCTCCTGGAAAAGGAAATGGGCTTTTTGCAGAAGAGTTTATTCCAAAAGGAGAGTTAGTTTATGAAAATAGCATATCTAAAATTCATAAAGATAATGTGACATTTTCTAAAGAGTATATAGATATGTATACTTGGATAGTTGGAGATTATCTTTATTTTTGTAATGATGATACAATGTATATTAATCATTCATTTACACCATCTGTAAATGGTGTTGATGGCACTGCATTAAAAGATATTATTGTTGGCGAAGAAATTACAGAGCATTATTCTACTTTTGATCCATCTTTTGAAACTTATAAAAATTTATTAAAATGAATATGATTTTTTGTTATTGGGATGATTGTTTATTTATAAATAAACAAAGAAAACTAAAGGAAGAACTTGAAAAACCAGAGGAAAAACTAGAAGAAAAACCCGAAGAACCTAAAGATGTATAAAAGTATACCAACATATGATGGTGAATGGACTATTACAGAATTTGATTCCGATAAAGATTTTATTAGGTTTTTATTACAAATATTTAAAGAACCTGGGAATTATGATTTTAATGAAATTTCATTTTTATTTAATGAACAAGCTAATAATTTTAATAAAAATGGGGTGTATTGTTTTGCACCAATTAGATCAAAAGATTTTAAAGATTATTGGGATGATCAAAAAAATAAATGTAGAAATGGAGTAATTTTTAAAAATGATGATAAAACCTGGTATTTAACTAGGGATTATTATATGTGGTTAAATTTTCTTCCTATTTATGATAAAGAAGAAAAAAAATATGGGTTTGCTAAAGTAAGAGATGCGCAATATCATATGGCGCTTTATGAGTTATTGGCAGAATTAAATTTTAAACACTCTGCAATTTTAAAAAAACGGCAAATAGCCAGCTCATATTTTCATATGGGCAAATTAATTAATCAATATTGGTTTGAAGAAGGTAGTGTTTGTAAAATAGGGGCTAGTTTAAAAGATTATATAAATGATAAAGGTTCGTGGAAATTTTTAGATGAATATAAAGATTTTCTTAATGAACACACGGCTTGGTATAGACCAAGTAATCCAGATAAAGTATTATTGTGGCAACAACAAATTGATGTTAGAATAAATAATAGAAACACAGCTAAAGGATTAAAATCTAAAATACAGGGTACATCTTTTGAAAAAAGTGCAACAACAGGAGTTGGTGGACCAACCACATATTTTTTTCATGAAGAAGCTGGAATTGCACCTAAAATGATGGAAACATACGAGTATTTAAGACCGGCTATGTCATCTGGAGCATTAACTACAGGTATGTTTATTGCGGCGGGTTCTGTTGGTGATTTAGAACAATGTAATCCATTAAAAGAAATGATTCTTAACCCCATTAATAATGATATATATGCCGTAAAAACAAATCTTTTAGATTCAGATAATACTGAAGGTTATGCTGGATTATTTATTCCTGAGCAATGGTCTATGCCCCCATATATTGATATGTATGGTAACTCTCTTGTAAAAGAAGCTTTAGAAGCAATTATTATTGAAAGAGAAAAATGGAAAAAAGATTTAAATCCAGAACAATATCAATTAAGGATATCACAAAAACCCACTAATATAGCCGAGGCTTTTGCTTATAGAAAAGAATCTATATTTCCTCAAAGTCTTCTTTCAAAACAATTAAGACGAATTGAAAATAAAGAATACCCTATTGAATATTTAGAATTATATAGAGGGATTAGTGGTATTGAATCTAAAAAAACAAACAAAATTCCAATAAATGAATTTCCTGTTAGTAAGAAAAAACAAAATAAAGAAGGTTGTTTAGTTGTTTGGGAAAGACCTGTAAAGAATGTAATATTTGGAATGTATTATGCATCTATTGACCCCGTTTCTGAAGGACAAACAACAACTTCAGATTCTTTATGTAGTATTTATGTTTATAAGAATGCTGTTGAAGTAACAAAAGAAACTCCAGAAGGACCCCAAGTTTATTTTGAAGGAGATAAAATTGTTGCTGCTTGGTGTGGCAGATATGATGATATAAAAAAAACACATGAACAATTGGAATTAATTATTGAATGGTATAACGCTTGGACTATTGTTGAAAATAATATTTCTTTATTTATTCAATATATGATATCTAAGAAAAAACAAAAATATTTAGTTCCTAAACAACAAATTTTATTTTTAAAAGAATTAAATTCAAATAATACGGTTTATCAAGAATACGGATGGAAAAACACAGGGGTTTTATTTAAAAGTCATCTTATATCATATGCTATTGAATTTTTAAGAGAGGAAATTGATAATGAATTTGATATGCATGGAAATGTTATAAAATCTAAAATGGGGGTTGAAAGAATACCAGATATTATGTTAATTAAAGAAATGTTAAGTTATCAACCCGGATTAAATGTGGATAGATTAGTTTCTTTTTCAGCTTTAATAGCTTTTGTTAAAATTC